TTGGTTTGAACCTGTGTGCGATTATAATTTGGGTCTCCTAAAGTCTTTATATAAAAATCCATTTATATATGTATCTCAATTTTTTAACTATGGAACATGAAGTCTACGCCTTCATCTCCTTTGATTTCTTCTTCTATTGCTTCTAATTCACTATCACCCATGTCCTTGATTGCACTATAATCAAATTCAACATTACCAGGTAATGCAAATTTAAAGATACCTAATTTAGCACCCAGCGACTGTTTAATTTTAGCACTAACATATCTAAAAAATATTTCATCGTCAAATAGGGCACAGTCTGGGATAGTCTCAAACAATTCCAATATAACGTCTCCCTTAGGTGTATCACCCATGATCTTTAATTCTCCAGTCAATCTCTGATATTGATATGAAATTGGATTTTCTAGAATCTGTCTAGACATATCGGCTAAAGATGCGTTTAGTACATAGTATTGTAATTCTTCTGCAGCTTCAGCTGGACCAGAACCATTGTACATGTTTCTAAACAACATTCTTTCTAATGCAAAATCAGCTCCTGGTTGGAATCTAAGGTCCATACCCGATCCAACTGAGTTCCATCCAGAACTTAAATCATATACACCATATACTGAAAAGACTCCACCTCCACCGGCTCCTGGTGTACCAGAAGGGGCAGGAGCAGGCAAATTAAGCGCTCTGTTTTCTTTAAAGTATTCTGAGTTAAATACTTCAAATGGAATGTGATAATAGTTTTCTCTTACAGAATCCTCATATTTCTTATACATCCATTTTTTAGCCCTGTTAATTATGTTAATAACTTCTTTTTGCGGTAAGTTTACAGGCAACATACATGCACCTGTAATTTCATCTGCAATTTCTGTTAAAAAATCGTTTAGACAATTATTACCAAAATCTCTAGGTGTTGTTAAATCATTATTGCTTCCGCTTTTAATTAAACTCATCTTTTATTTTATTTTTTTACTAACTACCACCTCAGTAGTATCGCCAACTCTAGCGTCTTTTCCTAAAAAGCCTTCTCTGTATATACCACCGATTAGCCTTCCTTTAAATACACCGTCTCTTCCGAACACAAAACAATTTGTCGCAGTAGAACTACCGTGCACATAACATGACTCGATTTTACTATCTTTTACTTCAGTGCTTTGATAAAGATTACACCTCGTAAGCATTGATCCCTCAATATTACAATTGTAAAATTCAGAATTCTCAATATTACCTCTTAATTCACAATCAATAAACTCGTAGCCATCTAAAATGTATATGGTTTTAAATACACCATCCTTTATTTGAATTGTTCCATAATCAGAATCGTAATTTATAAGTCCTTTTTCCATAGATCCGTTAGAAATTAAATCTATTACTTTATCCTTTATTTTAGGCCATTGAACTTTAATCATTTGTTCGTTGTCTTGTAAATCTACTAGCACGTGAATTTTTGGAAAATATTCGTTTAGTTTCTTATAATCTTTTAGAGACTCAATAAGTGGTTTATTTTTATTTAGAATTCTTTTTAATTCGACTCTATTTTGTAAAGAAAATCTACTATCATTACATGATTTCCACATCTGCATAATAAACCTTTCACATAGATATAGAATTTGCTCCTTTTGTTTTTGGTAATCTTTACCACCAATATATCTAAATTCTAAATAATTCTTTTGTGCCTTTTCAAAGTTAATGCCATAATATTTAGAATTAGCAAATTTAAAATTCATTGGGGAAATGTGATCATCATCATACCAGTATGCATCTCTAGCTGGCATCACCCACTTTATACTTTTTGCATATGTAGAACCTTCTCGAGAAGGGAAGAAATTATAAACCTGTGCCTCATCAAACTCTAAAATAAATTTAAGTACATTCATTTTAGATACCATCAAAGCATCTTCTAAATACTCCTCTTTAAATGACATGTTTAAGTGAATACTTGCTCTGTCATTTGTGTAACCGTTTTGATCAATCCAATCCAACATCTTAACGATAATAATTCTAGCATTTCTGTATGGAATAGGTCCAGTAACTAATTCTATTAGTCCTTTTCCACCTGACATATCAGGTTCCATTTTAAATACTTTATCGTCCGGTACGAAATCAGAATGTGCCTTATCTTCTAATTGAATCTTTCTATTTAGAAGTTTAGACAAGGCATCTTGAGTCTCTTTAAGACTATGGTTAGAATAGAACTCGAACTCTACACCTATTTGTGCAGAGTTCAAGATCTGTTCCTTTGTAGATTTTAAATTAAGTTTTTGCATCTAGAGTATGATATTACCGTTTGATTATATATCACACTCTCGTTGAACTTATTGTGGTAGTTTAAGAAATACTTTCATAGAGTCTACATCTATTCTTGTAATTTGAACCGTGATCTCATCTCCAGGTTTAAATACAGACATAGTTTCTTCCCCTATTTCACTGATATGTAACAATCCTGTAACACCATCTTCGATGGTTATAAATAGCCCATAATCTTTTTTAGTTTTAACTTTAGCAGTTACATTAGATGGAATTTGGTATCTTGTAGTAATATCTGCCCAAGGATTTACCTCTACGTTAGCTTTTTGTGTCAATGTAATCTTCTTTTCACTTACAATGTCTTTAACTTTAAATGCAATCTCATCACCTGGTTTAATTTCTCTCTTTTTAAATTTAACCAATGTTTCTTCATCTAAATCATTATTGTGAATCATACCAGTTAGGCACTTATTAAACTCAACAAATACACCGTACTTAGCAGTACCAGTTACATGACCTGTTTTCTCATTATCAATAGTTTCTTTTAATTCTTCTATTGCTGTAGGAATCATAGCTTGTAAATACTTTCTATGCGAAACGACTAATGTGCCTCTGTCTGGTGAGAAACTAACAGGAACCACATACATTTCTGTTCCAATGATAGAACTAAAGTCATGTAATTTATTGATTCCAGCTAATGATCCAGGCATAAAGCAATCTATTCCTTGAACGTTAACTATGTAACCTCCGTTTTCTATCATATTTACAACTGTACCTACCCAAGCGGTGTCACCTTTTTCAACACCATCTCTAAGATCCATAAATGTTTTTTGCTTAACACCACCACTGATGCTTCCAATAACATGTGATCCAGGTCTATACGTTGTAATTAAGACTGAAGTAGTTTCACCGGGTTTAAGTGCTTGCACATACTCAGGTTCTTTTTCAAACTTAATATAAACTGACTCTCTGTATCCTACATCTACTGTAATCCAATCTGAAGTCACAGCATATACTGTACCTTCATAAATTGCACCTTCTTGTAATTCAGGTAACATGTTAACGTTAGACTCGTATTGCTCCATTTTGTCATATAGCTCTTGAGCATAGACTTCTCTAGAGTACACTTTGTCTCCGTTTCTAGTTTTAATATGTGGATTTGGTTTTCTAAGTCTTGTTACACATGAAGCTTCATAGTCATCCCATTGAAATTCTCCTGCCTCATTGTACCACTGTTCGTTTCCGTCGGTTTCTTCGACTTTAGCCTTTTCGTCAACTACTGTTTCGGTTTCTGATTGTACCTTCTTTGCATCTAGAACGACCGTAGTTTCGCCGATTCTAGCCCTTTTTGTTTTGTTTGTCATTTATTTTTATATTAAGAGTGTAACATATTATATATCCTTCTATTTTTTAGAACACGACAGGTACAAAACCTACCATAGGCACTGGGCCAGCAGGTGTTGGAATACCTCCAAGATATAATAATTTAAATTCTAATAAGTGCATTGCATATGTCGCTGCCAAAGCAGTTGCGACAACTGTTGCAGGTGGTTTAGTTGGTGGAATCATAAATGATTTACCAGAATTCCAAGCTCTTCTTAGGTTATTAGCTAATCTAGTTTTTCCACCATAATAAATCGGTACATAAATACCAGTCAGTGGCGCTGTAATTAATGCAGGTGGCATTGGCGTACTTGGGGCAAATGGTTTTACAATACACAAATACCAGTAAGTTATGGTGACAGCTGCCATTTCTTCATATGGGTCACCACCTGGCCATGTAAAGTTTATATCTGCACCTTCTTCTTGCTCATCACATGCATCTGCTTCTTCTTTTGATTTTTCAGCTTGAAAATATTGAAATTTAAAAACAGTTCCACCATTTTTTGGATCTATTTCTAAAAACTGATCTAAAACTGCCTTAGCGTCAGTGGCATTCGGACTTATGTTAGATACTGCGTTTGGTATTTTTGCCCAATGTCTTTCATATTCTAATTCAACATATTCATTTTTCACATATTGATTATTTTTGTCCCACCATAGAATTTTATTACTATCGTTTAATACAATGTTGGGTGCCTCACCTTCTTCTAGATTTAAATTACCTAAATTACCTGTACTAGAATATTGATTTACAGATTTTATTGTACTACTATCATATGAAAAGAATGCTATTACACTATCAGTCAGTATCCTAGGTCTTTTGCTTTCATGTTGTGGTAAATCACGTTCTCTATTAAAAGAGACCTGACACTTATATTCGTCTAGTGGACAAAGCACATCTTCACTTAGGTCTGGTGATGGCATTGGAGTTTCTGCCTTTCTACCAAGTGATAGCCTTTTAAATAAATCATTTTCAGTATAAACGTATTCGCTTCTATTACCGCTTGCAGCCACCGTAACCTCATATGCTGGAAACGCAACATCTATTGCTTCTTTAAATACTCTAGAAACACCATCTACTATTTGTTTCCAATTATCATAGCCTGCATTTTTTATATCGTTTCTTACTTGAGTTTCTACGTTTACATACGGGAATCTTTGCTTCCATTGGCTACTAGCATAGTAGTAATTATTTGCGACAAAGTCTTCGTAATTTGCCTTACCTAAACTCGTGGCCCATCTAATATAATTAAATTGGCCGTTTAAACTACCTATTTTATCAAATTGCTGTAAAAGTCTATTTGCGAATAAATCAATAATATCACTTGCAGATTCTTTGCCATCTAAGCAATGAAATTGAAAAAACCTAAATTTATATAAGTCATATTTAGGATTATCTTTATTTTCATTTATAAACTTAGAAAATTTCTTATCTATTTTCTTTTGTTCTTCTATTGGATCTGGTGGTACAATTGGTTCAGGACAAAGGTCAGCATAATCTGGATGTGATTCTTTTCCCATTTCTGTGATATTACCATCTTCATCCTTTTGATCCATTAATGGAATATCACCTTCTTTTAATAATCTTTCAAATACTAAGCCATATCCATTCTTTAGAAATTCTTCAGCCGCACCGTTGTTGGTATGCGTTGCTCCAACTGGTGTCATTGCAGCACCTTTTACTGCATCTAAATAGTCCTGCGCTATTGCAACACCAAAGTCATATCTGCCACTTAAGGGATTTGTATTGCCTATATTAGTAAACTGAGAAGGATTAGTGGCTAAGTTTGCGTTTAGCGGATTTCCTGGCTTTACTGCATTTGCAAGTGCAGGTGTTGGTGGAAAAATATTTACTTGATCTGCTCCAACTTTAGGTGTCTCATATGATTGCGTTGCTAGCCCACCAGGTTTTGTAAACTGATGGCTTGAGATCGTATTGGCAGCAGCGCTTATAAATGATGGCCAGATTACGGGCATAATTACTTATTCTTTTGTTGATAGTTAATATGAGTACTTGATAATTTTGCTACTGTCGCCGGTGTTGGTGGCATTGGAGGTCCAGATGGCCCAACTCCAGTTGGGTGTATATGTGCATTATAGTCATCCAATAATGCTTGTAACCAATCTTGTAAAGATTGACCTCTCACTGCAGGTTCAGTTTCGTCTGCTCCACCTTCACCGGTATTAGAAACGAAAATATCACCACAATCTAAAAATACTTTATCATCTGTTGAAATTTTAATAAAACCATCTTCATCAATCTGAATCATAGGTCTTTCTTTGGCACCACTACCACGTGTAATGATTAGCCCATCTTCAGGAGAATGATATATCCTTAAGTTTCTTTCCGCATCGTATACTAAACTGATTACATCATGTGGCGCGTCCGATGATTCTAAAACATCACCCTTAAGATCATCATTTTGGTCTATTTGAAACCAATATTCTGGGTGGTAAATATTTCCATTGTCAAATCTAACTGCAACTATATCGCCAACTCGAGGAACCGAATGAGCGCCAACTTGATCTCTATTCATAGGTGTTGCCCATGGAATAGCGTCTTCTGTTAATGTGTCAAATTTACCATAAACCTTTACCCTACATCTTCCTTGTAATAATGGATCCTCGTTGACAACTACCTCACCAAGCCAGTGAGTTTCTCTAATGTTGTCTTTGTAAAGCTCTTTATCATTCATGTACGTTATCGTTTAAGTTACCGTCTGGTGTTGAATCTACACCTGTATTTATTCCGCCATATACATTATCGCTACCAAGCTCGTCACTGTCGGCTGGTATGTCATCGTATACTTTCTTAGGAGAAATATTACCATCAGGTGAGGAGTCTTGTACAAAATTATCGGCTGGGTAAATATTACCTGGAGACATGTCTCCTGATTCATTATTACTATTGTTAGTAAATAGTTGTCCAGCTAAGTTAGCGATTGCATTTACACTTCCCGAAGAAATAGCGTCTTGTATACTTCCTAATCCGCCAGCTCCGTGTACATTACCTAATAATAAAGCTGCAGTTGCACTTTCAAGTGCTTGATCAGCCAAACTAGCCAAAGGACCACTTACACCCAATCTACTACCATATACGTTAGCTAATCCATTTGGATCTTGAGAAAACGCACCTTTAAAATTATCTATTTTACCCATTACACCATCTTTGATAGACTTTAATTTATCATTAGCTGCATCTTTGATAGCTTGCTTTGGATCAAATGGACCGAAATCATATGGGTTTGGATTTCCAACAACACCAAGACCTTCTTGTACTTCTGCTTCATTTGGATATTTTGATCCTGATTGAGTTACAGATTTCCACTTAATTGCAATTTTAGGTTTTCTTAACTCTGGGTTTTTACCTAAGTCTGCATACATTGTAGCTATTGAATCAATGTCAAATTCACAAAAATCAAATTGTAATTTGATAAAAGGTTTTGCGGTTAGATTCAAGGTCTCGTGAATAGGCTGAGGCTCTTTAGCATCTTTATGTACTGGAGAACTTCTTTTATACGAGGCATCTAAATCTTTAGCATGCGTATCTTGCTGAAATTGTCTAATCTCTGAAACATAGATGTGCATTCTAAAATATCTAATGTTATGTGGAATTATTTCAATCCATCTATTAAAATCATATACTGCACTCTTATATAGGTCCATTAAAGAAATGGCTGTTAAATCAACAGTTTCTTCTAGACATTCTATCTCTAGTTTAGGATCTTCTGCTCCCCAATATGGCTCTGCTAAATTCTTATATTGTTGAGAAAGCTCTAAGCCGCTTATAGTTTGCCAAAACCATGGAAGTTCTAAGTTAATTTTGAATAATAGCTTTTTAAATGCATTTAAATTAGCAGCTAATTTTTTACCATAATCACCACCTACTGTTTCTAATAAATATTTTTCAGCAGTACCGTTAAATAAGGGAGATTCTCTTGAAGACTTTTCAAATAGAATTAACCAACTTAAATAAGTTGGATCTTCATTAATAGTCCTAAGTTGAGTTCCCTTTTTAAACTCTTTGGCATGTTTATATAAATCTTGCTGCATATCTTATATATTCGATTTCTATTCCTTTAAATCAGCAACTTTAGTAGGCCACTCTCTTCTAATTAAAGTAACCTCTTGAGATAATCCAGATTCTATGTCGTAGTTAATGTTAATATTTTCTATTATATAAAAACCTGTCAAAAATCTATCAACCACTTGTGAGTTAGATTCTTCTTCTCTTTCACCAGTGTCTGGCACAATAGCTTGCTCCGAAAAACCCGCTTCATCCTGTTTGGCTTGTGCTTCTTCTGCTGCCTTAATTTTTACACCATCATAATGATACATCAACAATGGTATTTTTTGGAACTTATACAATGCAGGGTTAAAACTACTTAAAGTAACTTTAACTTTCATCTTTTGAGTTTCCATTTCATTTTGCTTCTGAAACAACTTAGAGTAAATTGCATTCTTATGTGTGTTACCTAAACCATCGTCTCCTGCATTTTGACGACCCATGTACTTAAACTTAACATTTTCTTGGTAACGTTCTTCAGTTCTTCTACCCTTTAGTGGCTCTTCAATATCTCTGAGATTAGTTGAACTTAAAGGCTCAATATCAAATTGTTGTAATCTATCTGAATCACTATTGTTATCATATAACATTACATTTCTCTTGTTACCCGCCTTTAAACTAATTTTACTAGAGTTGTTGATAAGCTCAACTTTGTCGGCATAGTTATTCATACCTTGAACTTCTCTGTTATTAGTAAGCATAAGCGGAACCTCAATATCGTCTGGATCTTTTCCTTCTGTTTCACCTGTTTCACCCATAGAAACTCCAGCTGATGCTAATGCCACCTGCAGATCATTTATATCAGGATTGCTAGAATTAAAAATCTTGTTTACTTCTACAAAATTTAAATAATAATATTGATCTATATAGAATTTAGTAAAAGATTCTTCGTCAATGTAAGCGTCCTTAGCTACAGATTTTATAAACTCTAAATAAGTTTCGTATGCTTGTATTCTGGCTTGACTATCGTCAGTTGCATCGATATTTGTTGCTAATCCTATTTGTAATTCTCTAGCAATCATTTCCATATGATCCAAAGAACCAGCTGCATCTAGAGTTTGACAATTCTCGGCAAAAAGTTTAGGTATTTTTGCAATTCCACTTAAACTAATAGAAGGTGGTTCGCCATCAACTTCCCTTTCATTAGATATATCTGTAATATCAAAATCCATGTGAATAGATTTAAATGTTTCTTGATTCTTTGAATTTATTAATAGAACAAGCGTATCGCCATCTCTTGGATAGTGATCTACATCAAATGCTTGTTTATTATCTACAACACTAACCGAAACTTTAGGTACAATGCCAGATAAATCTAAATCAACGCTTTGTATATTATCTCTACCGAAAACATATTTATTGATCATAATAAACGGCTCGATATTACCAGTGTTTTTGGTTTGTTTATCTCCACCTTCTTCTTCACCAGCAGCATACATTTCTATTTCTGTTGGCATTAAAGCTGGTTCTACTACCGCTAAAATATTGTGTTCTAAATCCATCTATAATATATTAGTTAACTTCTTATTTTGCACAAGGTGAATCTTCACTAGTTGGATCATTTCCTGGATCTTTACTCGCAGGTGCATCTTTCCCGTTATTGTTATCACCTGTTTTGTCAGCAGAGTCATCTTTTGTTTCCTCCGCTTGATTTGCTCCACCTTTACCAGCGTTTTCACCTAGTAGATTATCTGCTTGTGTATCCGTAAGATCGTTTTGTGTATTGTCGTTGTTGTCACCAGTATCACTAGTTGTTCCAGTTGTTCCATCAAAGTCAGATCCTTGTTGTTCTTCTACAATCTCTCTTTGACTTTTTTCTTCATTTTGAGATGCAATAATCTCTGCTGTAATAGACTCAGTAACTGGATCTGTTTGCACTTGAGCACCCATTCTAACTTGATTTCCGTTAAATTCATAATTCTTTTTACCAACTGGAATTACGTTAGGTGGTAAAAGTGTTTCTTTATTGTACTTCTTCTTTAATACATCCAATCTAGCCTTATCTTTCTTACTCAACCTTTTTGTATCCATAAATTGTCTTTTAACAATATTATCTTCGAATGCCATAGGTCTTTCTAATCTATAATATGCCGTGTCTGGTGAGGGAATTAAAATTATTTCACCGGGATTTAAACTAAATGGATCAGAAATTCTATTGAATTTTAGAATCATATCAGTTTTAGTGTGATCACCGTAGTACTTTAAAGCCATCAAATCTGGCCTAACTTTATCATCATCAGTGACAACATGCTCGGCTATAATTTCAGCTCTGTCTCTATTTCTAAAGATCATGGTCGGCTGAGTCATAATTAATTTGACTGTATCTACTGTTTTATTTAATAAACTTTTAAAATCCATATTTTAATATTAATATTATCCAGCGTTAAGGTCAGAAATTCTCTTAAGGAATGCTTTAGTAACGTGTTGAGCAGTTTGATCTTTACCACCGTATGCACTAACATCAAACATTGCGTTCACGTCAATTGATCCTTCAACATCTGGTTGTAAGTAAGATCTACCTCTACCTGCATTAAACATTGATTCTATTTCACCCTTATCTCTTGGTCTACCAGGTTTTAATGTACATGTAAGTTTAATTTTACTTGGAAATCCTTCATAACCTAAAGGTCCATCAAATTCTATTTTACTATCCATCATTGCTAAGTTTCCACAAACTATCATAGGATTCATTGGATTACCAATAGTAACGTGCCATTGTCCAGTAGGATCACCCGTTAAAAACGCAGCAATAGTTGTGGCACCTTGAGGTCCATTCATCAATTTCATTAGGCCACCTCCCACGATGTTATCGAGTATCTTAGAATCACCTAAGGCATTAATACCTTTACCATTCGCAACACCTTTTACTGCATTACCAAGATCACCTAGTGCAAAACCAGCAGCACCTTTTATCTGATCGCCGACAGAACTTAAGAATCCTTTATAATCACCGCTTTTTAATTTGTTAAAATCACCAAAAGGTTTACCTATACTACCACTACCCAATCCTCTAGTAGCACCACCCCAGAATGGAGCGTTGTTGTATGTTAACGCTAATATATTTGAAAGCGTATCCATAAATGCAACTTTAGGACTCGTATCTGCCAAAGCCTTTAAGTCATAATAGAAATTTAATTCAAACTGTTGATCAAATTCTAAACCCTGTTGTTTGGTTAATACTTTTTTGATTACATTAAGTGGTCCAAATACTTTGTTAGGATATGTTTCACTTGTTGGATCCCAACCTGCACCCTTATCTTTTATTCTAGCAGCTTGTTCAGGACTAACGTTGTTTACACCAGCGTTTACAGCACTCAATAGTGGACTTCCGTCAATCATTGATCCTAATTTACCTTTTTTACCAGCACTTGCTGTAATTTTTTGAATTTCTGATTCTACTTCTTTCCAATTAAACTTTGTTCCAAATTTAAGAATACTTTTCATCTCGTTACCAAGTGACGGCGACATCCACGTGATGGCTCTTGCAAGATCAGGCATAGAACCGTCTATTGGCTTTCCATCTTTACCAGGAATCATCATGTTCTTAAGATCATCTTGTACTGGATATGGGAATCTTCTTAGAGTAATCATATAATCATTAGAGATACGACCATAGTGTTCTGCTTGTACAAAATCAGCGTAACTGTATGTATATGCAATAGATGGATGTTCTTTAGATTCGTTTACTATATTACTAGCAGTTGGATTATAAGCTTCTGCTAAACCGTGGTGGAATACCGCTTTATTATAAGAATCTTTTCCACTTGACATGTCATCCTTAGATGAATCAGATCTGTTCTTATACTTATGCAAAGACCAAGCATTCATTTTAGAATTAAGACCTAGTCCTGCAGAAACGCTTTGTCCAGCATCCTCTACTTTGTCACCACCTGTACCACTGACTGTTTTACCAACTGAATATGTTCTAGAATCTACCTCGTTTACACCATATAAACTATTTGCACCAGTACCAGTGTTTTGTGCAGATGCATTAATTGTAGTTTTACCTTGAGAATCTAATACGTTAGGTGGTTCGGGAACAGGATAGCCAATTACAGGGTATACTCCAGCAAATGTTGCGGCTCCTGATTCATCTACGTTTATAAAAGTAGAAAAAATAGGACCTTTTTCTTCACCAGTTGGCATTTCTAGCCAAACTAATTTTGGAGCTTCGTCTCCTTGTGATGCTTTGAGTGCTTCAGACTCTTCCATTCTTAAGAATGTAAATGAAAGTGCGTTTGCCATGTAATAGTTGCTCTTTGTTTATTTATATATCTACGGAATTATATTAATGTAATATAATTACCCGTAAAGTATATATCAAACCCATTCTACATCATCCATTTCAGAAGATTCTGGACGATATAATAATTCTGAGCTCCAATTAGGATCTTTAGGATAACGATCTCCTAGGAATTTTTTAAGTGATGCTACAAACTCACCTTGTGAGTTATAAAAAAACTCACCTTTACTGTAACTAGTTCTATTAGTTAACTCATACAGCTCTTTAATACACATTTGTATTTGAAACGTCTGTATGTTATTGAAGAGTTCAACTTGTTCTGCACGTGTTTTTGTGCAAAAAACAGAGTCAACAACAATGAGATAGTTTTTCCACTTCTCACCGTTAAATAAATTATCTTCTATGTCTTTAACCGTACTGTAACCTGCACGCTTAACGTTTAATTTAGTGTCTTTACCCTCAAAGTTTTTAATAAATCTTCCTCCGAATATATTTTTCTTTAGAAAGTAAATGTTGTCGTAAAACTTCTTAACTCTAATTTGATATTGTGGATTTATATCATCAAATTTTACATCATATATAGTTGCCCTAACTGGAATAAGTACGTTAGGTTGTTGAGTAGTAGAGATCAATGCTTGGACTTGTTCTCCTTTAGAAAATAATTTGTGCTTAATCATTATCTATAAACTTAACATTATCAAATTTGCTCAATACACCTCTTTTAGGGTAATCACATCTGTTGATAATAGTCAAGTCTAAGTTAATGTCTCTGTCTTGAACAAGATCAGTAATAAAATCTCTAAAACCAGAAACACTCTTAGTGTCTAGGTCTTTGAACATATACGCTATTGAAATTTCTTCAACTTCACTAGAATCATTGATTAATTTTTGTAACATTTTTCTAATATAAAGTGCTACAATAATAGACGACGGTTCAGAACCGTACGGGTCACTTTTAATCAATCGATTAAAAATATCAAAATAAGATACAGCTAGATCGTAATCTCTAGATTTAGCTAATTTTTCAAATTCTGTTTTAGTTTTGCACCAGACGCCGTCTATTTTTAAAGTCATTATTTTAGTTGTGATTTGTAATACTTAAGCTTAGACTCAAGTTCTATAATCTTTGTTTTTATTTCTTTTTCAGTAGGTTTATATTTTACACCCCAATCTGCTCTAATAGTCAATTCGTCTGAATCTAATTGTGTTCCAGTTGCCATTCCCAAGTCCATTACTAGTTCTTTAAGAAATTTAATTTGATTGCCTCTGGTTTTACTTCCTTCAAATTCATAAACAGTTCTAGAAGTGTATTCTTCTCCACCACCATTTACGTTATCATCAAAGACGAATTTAATTAGCCCGTTATCTGCAGGTTCTATACTAATAGTAATCATTCAGTAGATTATTTTGTTCGGTTAGCTCTTAGTTCTTTAACTTGTGCTAACAGTTGCTTTCTCTTTTTCTTATCTTCTCGATAAGTTTCTTTATCTTTAATTGCATTTAGGGCCCATGCTTCTTCTAATAGTTGCATTTCTTGATCATTATAACCCTGTTCTTTCCATGTTGATTTTGCAGAATCTAGTGCCGCTTCTAATCTAGCCGCGTTTAACTCTTCAATACGTCTAGTGTTTTCAGCGTGTAGTTTTTTACCATACGCAATGTTTTCAGATCTAACCTTTGATCTAACTTCACCAAAATATGGCATCTTACTAAGTGCCTTAATAATACCTTGTTGCTTTAAGTAAGCTCTTCTTTGTCTACGATTTGGCGTTGCCTGATTTTGTTGTTGTTCCATTGTAATAATTTTTAATAAATGATTCTATTTGTTCTTTTAATTGATCTCTTAAATTATCTATCTGACTTTCTACTAGCAGCCCTATTTGTTCATTAAGATCCTTTTTTGTAATATCCATTTGATCTTTAAATAGATCATATACCTCTTTAGAAGGAATGTTAACCTTAACTGGCATATTAGCATGATTTTTTGCACTTAGTTTTCTAAGCATTTCCATCATAACATTAACTTCAGCAGTATTTACAACTTCAGGAGAATTAGAGGGTTTAGGAGCATCTTGTTTAGTATTTACAGGTGATGCATTTTTTATACCTGAACCAGATGGGTTAAAACCAAGTGATAGTGCTTTGGCATCTTCTTCACTTCTGGCTTCTAAAAGCATTTCAGTTGCTAAATTTCTGGCACATTTAGACCCATCTGTAAACGCTATAAATTTATTATCTGATTTTTCTTCGTCTACTGTTACTATGTTTCCAGCTCTTTCGGTTTTACCCCAAACATACATAATTGGCTGTTCGACCGTCTTAGTATTGTTTTGATCTACACTCATATCTTTTTTATTTTTAAGCTTTTTGTTTCTACGTTGTAGAGCCCGATACATTATTGTTAACAGTTCTACTATCATTATACTCTTGTTTTATAAATTGTTTAATAAAATCAATAGAAGCCTCAGGTCCGATGATCGCATCCCGCTTTTGATATGGTACACACCATCTCTCTATAAATCTTTGGTTTCCATTTTCTAATAAGAATTTTTTTAATTCTTCTACTTCAGGTAAATACATTTTATTAAATCCCATATTGTTTATTTTTCTGTGTCAAAAAAGAATGTTTGAAACAATCTCCCATTATTAATATCTGTTCCAAAATAGTCAAGTGAAGAATGAAAAAGATCACCTTGATAAATGACTAATCTATTATACTTATTACCAATAAAATCTACCATTTCCCATTTTGTCATATCTCTTGAGTCTTGATAAATTAATTCCATCATTGGTTCGTTTATTTCACCTGACGGCAGTCTTGGTATTTTATACGTATTAGTTGCTTTATGTTTAAAAATTCCAGTTCCACCAGAAAGAGGTGCGTTAGGTGTTAAATATAAAACTCCAGCCCAATGATTATTTTCATCAGCATGGATCCAACTTCTATCTTCTTGTGTTGTGTATTGAAAAGCACCTGTATATTCTTCTGTAACCCACGATATTTTACCATGATATGGCTCGATGTGTTCAGCAATATGTCCGGCTATGCTTTCGTTTAAAAATGGAATAGTCCTATTACCAGGAAAATTGCCGCTAACATTATATTCTTGAGTTAATGCAAATTCTCTAACATCATCTGGGTTTTCATAAAAGTCGTCAATAATTATTGATGTGTATGCCATTATTTTATAGTTTTAAGCCTTTCTAAAAAGGATGGAGGGAAGAATCCCTTCTTATTTATCAGGTTTTTAAAGCTAGCGTCCAGGATATATGTAATAGCCCAATCATCTTCACTTCTTACAGATCTACCTACACCTTGCATAACACTAATGCCCGTTTTCCAATCATACCACTCATTAGATGTGTTTAATTTGGCTTTAATAAGAGGTTCGTTTAAATTAGGATAAGGTACTTTAAAAAATATTTGAAATCTACTAGTATCGTCTTTAAGATCTAACCCTTCTAACAGAGATGGTCCCATTAATACAGCATTTTCTTTTTTCTTAAATAGATCAATCATACCAGCTTTCTCTTTAGAATTTTCATAATCCATGATTCTAAAGGGATGCTTAGTGTTCTGTTTAATATAATTAGTAAACTCATATGATCCTGTGTGAATGATTCCACGCTGACCCTTGTGCTTGTCTATAATTTGATCTAAGATAGCAACCACGTGTGGTAGACTTTTAACTTTCTCTCTATATGTCAATTTGTGCCTATTAATAAAAACCACTGGAGATTTATCATAATTGAACGCATTATCTAATCTAATAAACTGGGCGTTCTTGATTCCCATAATTTTTACAAAAGATCTAGGATCACCAATAGTTGCACTCATAAATACTTTAAATCCAGACTGTTCATGTAAATACTTATTAATCATAAGAGCTTCTTCAACACATTTAAATGTTGATTCTTCTTCTCTCTGATCCAGTACCATTTTATCAACACCTACTGTTTTTATCAATGCAACATAATCGTTTATTTTACAGTGAGTGTCTTTTAATCTATCGAATAGCCCGAATGCCTTTTGCCAATCTCTTGGAAGTGTTTGATTTTTATATCTTAATTTAGCTACTTTACTTCCTTCATTTTTAATTTTACCATATACTTTGAGAATAGCGTCAAATTCCTGAAGAGCCTCAAAAACAGTTGTCTTATCACCTTTCATCATGTCATTAACTAGGCTTGTTAATTTACCTCTAGTATATGCACTACTACCAAATCCTTGTTTATTTGAAAATTTAGTTGCGTCTAAGATTTTATCTACTAAGGAAGGATCAACTCTCGGACTAAAATGGTTTTGAACAATTTCATCTATTTTATGTGCTTCGTCAAAAAACACAAAATCTCTTTTTTCAAATGGAATAGGTCTATCATCTAATTTCATTTTAGCATCTACATAATTTCGTTGAATTAACCAAAACGCGTAATTTAGTAAAGC